TTGTAGAATGTGTTGTGGTATCTGGTATCTACATCAAGCGGAGTGCCTGCAAAAGTAGTGTTATGTGCTGAATCAGCATGTAGTGCATCACCAACATCAACAAACATTCCGGTCTCTGCTGGTGGTGCTTTGTTAACTAGGTAATCAACTGCCGAGCGTATGTCGGCTGTTGCTATGTCAGTATTAAAATTAGCTTGTCGCGTTTCTGGCGCATTGCTGTATTGACCAACGTGAGCGTCTCCCATAAAGATTGCAGACAGCAGGTCAGGATTGTTGCATTGCTCTGGTTTAAATTCGTGCGGCACGAATTGCGTCATCTCTGCTGTGAGTGCTTCAGCGTAGTCTTTTAGCTTGTCCCTGATTGCTGCTTCTTTCTCAGGCATCGACTTAACCCATTGCAGCCTGATCTGCCCGTCCTCGCCGTACAGTGTTGACGCGCCAGCGAGCAACTGAGATTCACCCACTGGCTTTGTGAGGTCTCTTGCTGGGTCATAGCCTTTTGCCGCAGCTCTTTTTTTGCAAGCCCGAACCGTCTCTCTGATACGAGCAACACTTGTTTGAGCAGCGATGGCTGCTTGTGTCAATGATCCTGTGTCGATAACAGCCTGTAGATGTTCAAGCTGCCGAGGCGTTGTTACAAACTCTTTTAAGCGCGGATCAATGTCGATAGGTTCAGGCATAATGCAGACCTCGAAAAGGTTTTGCATATATTACAGTGATTTACATGACAATGATATGCAACGGACTGCTGATACAAAAAGGCTATTGATTTGTCCTATATGATTTAAATCTTAAATGTAATATATGCAATATTGTATTGCGCTGTAATACGCACTCGATTATAGTTACTACATCGGCGGCATCCAGCGGCCAACAGGGGATAACAAGATGAACAAATCAGCACCATACAGCATCAAGCGCAGCACAACTGGCAAATACCATTTAAGCCTTGGCGGTTCGACTGCCATGTGCAACGGCAGGTCAGGTAAGTTTGCATCGGTTAACCCTGTTTCAGTCGACCATGTGCCAGAAGCTGCATTTTGTGAAAAATGTCTTGGAACCCAGCCCAAGACAATGATTGCTAACATGCGCTCTAGTGGATCATTAGAGTAAATAACCACGGCCACGGACGGCCATCAATTCTAGGAGTTAGAGCAATGCAAATCAAAGCAACAGCAAGTGGAATGAAAGATTGCAACACTCAGCAACTGCGCGACCATGTAATTTCTGTAGATGCAAAGTTTGACCGTATGCCAGCAAGCCTGCGCCGCAACAGCATGGATCGCTGGACTTCAAACAGGGCAGCAATTATTCGCGAGATTGCTCGCCGTGAAAGAACAACAGCCTAATTAACCAACGGCCAATCACGGCCGCCAACTGAGGATAAGAACATGAACGACAAAGCTACCACCGCAACATCCCTGCGTATGCCTGACGGCCTTTTGCGCCAGCTTACCAAAGCTGCTCACAAGTGCGAGGTTTCACGAACACAGTATATCTGTGATGCCCTTCAAGCAGCCGTCAACAAAACACTGGAGATTAAAAATGACACCACGCCAAATTGATATGCTGTGCTGCGTTGCCACACTCATCTTGTGTGCTGGCATGTTTATGCTGGTGTTTTTATGAATGATCTATTTGATAAATACCCTGAGTGGGTAGGAATGCCAGAGTTTGTCCAGCAAGAGAAAAAACCATTCAAGGAAATAATAGTTAGATTTGAGTCTGAACAAGATTACATAGATTTTCAGACAATAATCGACCAGAAGATGACCTTAAAAACAAAAAGCATCTGGCATCCTTTTAAATCACATTGGGGTCTTGAGCGCAAGGTGTACGTTGATGAACCCTAATTTTCCAGTCTACATAGTTTCTAAAGGCCGTTTTGACAATGGCCTCACCACTAGAGCGTTGCATGAAATGGGCGTTCCTCACTACATTGTTGTCGAGAATGATGAGGTTGAACTTTACCGCAAAGGCAGATGCTTTGGTGAATTGATTGTGTTGCCACCGCGATACAAGAATGATTATGACCTTTGCGATAATTTGGGCTTTACCAAAAGCACCGGCCCAGGCCCTGCCCGTAACTTCTGTATTGATCACAGCAAAGAAAATGGTTTTAGCAGGCACTGGGTCATGGATGACAACATTGATGCCTTCCATTATCTAAACAATAACGAAAAGTTTGAGGTTCGCACTGGGTCAACTTTGCTGGCCTCTGAGGATTTTGTTTGCAGATATTCTAATATTCCTGTTGCGGGTCTGAATTACTACTCCTTCTGCAAGAAAGGCGATGCTGTGCCGCCTTATGTGTTAAACACCAGAATTTACTCATGCCTGCTCATAGACAACAATTCTGGATACCGTTGGCGCGGAAGGTACAACGAGGACACTGACCTAAGCCTGCGGGTTCTTAAAGACGGTTTATGCACTTTGCAGTTTAACGCCTTTTTGTGCGGCAAAATTACCACTCAAAGAATGCGCGGAGGCAACAGCGCAGACTTTTACGACAACGAAGGCACTTTGCCAAAAAGCCAGATGCTTGCTGACCTGCATCCAGATGTAGCGAGAGTTGTGTTTAAATTTAACAGGTGGCATCACCACGTTGACTACTCAGGATTTAAAGATAACAAGATGGTTAAAATTGTCGATACGGGAAACCTGCCTAAAATTAACAATTACGGCATGACTCTTGTTCCATGCTAACCCCACGCGCTCGCTTATGGCTGGCGGGTTTTTAACTCTGCCAGCTTTGCTTTGTACTCTGCTTTAATCCGCTTGGCATCATCAATAGTAAAACGCGCCTCTGTGTTGTCGCATTCGATCCTGTCCACTTCTGCCTGCCCTATCCTGTTCAGCAGTTCCCGCCGGTAGTTGATCAGGTTGCCTGACAAGTGATTGTTGCATGTGGCGCACTGGAGCCAGACCTGCGACTCATCAAACCGCAGTTGCGGAGCAGCCTTGCGCGTCCTGTAATGCCCAGCGTGATACTGAATGCCTTGCTTGGTAGTGCCGCACGAAATGCAGCCCAGCCCATGATCTCTTGCCCTGATGTATGCGTTAAACGCTGTCTGAGCCTCGTTGAGCCATTCTGTCTTTGACTTGATCTTATCCTTGCGGGTCTTGGTTTCTGTTTTGCAATCTTTCTCGTGTTTTTTTTGTATCGCGAGTTTTCCAAACACCAGCGTACATTCCTCGCCGCAGCAGCCGCGCTTTTGGTAAACAGTTTCTGACTTTGCAAAACTGGGTATTGGTATCTTGCAAGTGCGGCACTTTCTCATGGTTGTTTACTCGGCCACAAAGGCAGTGTGATCCCATGACCTGCAAAACGGCTGTAAATCACATCGTAAACCTGACTGTACTCAAGACGCTTTGGCTTAGTAGTTGATGCCTCTCCTGTCATTGCTTTTTGAACCGGCCTCCATATCTGTTCTTTAACAGTGTCTTTTGACCAAGGAATAGTCCACTCTTTTCCTGTTGGTAAATCAATAGTCATTTCGAGACCTGCATCATTCAGTGTTTTTGCTACCCTTTCGCACCAAAGGTGCAGTGCATCGTTCTGTATGTCTGATCGCTGTTGACCAGTTGACCACTTAAAAGTGACGTACTTATGTTGTCGATAAAGCTCGGCAGCGTGAGCTAGAAAGCCGCCGAGTTTACTGTCGCTGTTGACCGTCCACTGCTCTCCGCTCATGACTTAACCCTGTACGCTTTAAATCTTACGCCATCGTCTCTTGTGATCCAGCGATCAGCAATGTCTATGCCCATCTCCTTGATGTCAACAATGCGAGCAGCCAAACGCATACATTTAAATCTTAACAAGGCATCAAGCGAGGTCAATTCATTGCCTTGCCGTAGGTATCGCAGTATTGCTTGTGATTGTGATTCGGTATTCATATTCCCATGCTCCCGCGTAGTTGTGCCATTCGGCTTTTATTTTCTTCTGGTGTCAAAATAACCGTAACTTTCTCAGGCAGTGCTTCCATCATTGGCGCGTCCAGCTTTTCGCCTTGCATTACTCGATCACAGCACTCAGCGTAAAATGTCTTAAATCTAGGATAAATCTGATCCTCTGGGAATGTTGATAGCTCAAACCATCCAGTAGCCAAGCCAGCATGGTAGACAGCAGGATGACTCCACTTGTGTTTAGCTTTTGGACTTGGAGCCATGCAAGCCTCAATGTATGCCTTCTTCACTTCAGGCAAGCCAAAATCCTGTGGCCTGGGTCTGCACAAATCCCTAAACACTGGCAAAGTAAAATATCCTTTAAAGTCCATTGCCTTTATTAAACCAGTCTTTAACATGTTGGCATCCATATCCATCAATCCATCAGCCCAAGTCTTAACCATTGCCGCGTCCAAAGTTGAGTTCAGCAAACCCATTGCCGACAACCTTCTCAAAGTCTCCTTCAATTGATCCGGTGTCGGTGGTTCCGAATGCCTCGTTGAGTGCCTGCTCGATTCGCTGCTCTCTGGTTGGTTTAGCCCTGCTAAAATTGACGATACTGATTTCATCTTCCCATCTCCTGTTTTTAAGCCATCGCTCAACATGTTGGAATGGTGCATAAAACTCACCGTTAGATTGTTTCATTTGTTTTTCTGATTGCTGTTTGTACAAGCCATCCATGATCAAACCAAACAATTCGGTATCAGGGTTTATTTTTATCCACTGAGACAAGGCATTTTTTTTACTGCCTTTGTCTCCATAAGCCGAATCAAAAGAAGACCACAAGAGATCAAAATCAGCGAGCTGCTGCGAGCGATCTTCTTTTGTTTTTTGATTACTGGTTATTGGTTTATGGTTACTCGTTATTGGTTCATGGTTATTGGTTACTGGTTCTTGGTTGCCTTTCGTCTGGGTTATATCTGGGTTAGCTAAAATAACCTCGCTGGTTATTGCTGGGTTATTTTTCTTTGGTCTGCCGCCCAGTTTGCCATTTATCCTGCTAGTTTCACCTCTTTGGTGGTAGGAATTTATTTCATAGTCGGCTCTTAAATTATGCCAACCATCATGTTGCAGAATAAAAAATTCATTCAAAACAGAGTCAACTAAATCCTTGTAATTAACCAAACGTAACCTACGAATAACCTGATGGGTTTCCTTTGGAATAGGTTGCTCTGTGTCGTAATAGTGGTCTAGCAGCTTTCTGTAAATTGCCTCTTCCTCAAGCGTTAGGTGGCTTGTGTGAAGGGCGAAATCAGATATATGAAAGGAATAATAGTGCATGATATAATTGCAACCCGTAGTGTGTGTTGAAGCCGCCTGATGACCCTTCTAAAATCTCAGGCGGCTTTGCTCTTTGTACCTTCCGCAACTAAATGCGCTACCATGTTTGAAAAGCTCCTACCCTGCTCATCAGCAGCCTTTTTTGCCTTTTCAATAACATCTACCGGCATTGTAATCGTAACTTTCTTTGTATTCATTTTATGATTATACCTCACTTTACATACCTCGTACACTTTGTTTTGGTCTTTCAAATACAACCCCATCAATCATAGTCAGGTACAGCCTGCCCTTGCACTCAATCATTTTGAAGTGGCCTGAAGCATATGCCCTGACTGGTGTAGCCAAATCAATACCCTTTCTCGGCAGGTAGACAGTGAATATGTCGTAACGAGTACCCTTGTAAGCGGTTAAACGTCCAGCTGGCCGATGCTTGTCTGGCCGCATGGTCTTAAGACTTAGCCACGGGTCTTGCCCTCTGCCTTCTTCTTTCTCAAGACTAGCTGTCCAGTCTATTTCATACCCTGTCTGCCTCACGTTATATCCTCAATCTTGTTAATTGTTCGCTAATCAAAGCACACTATTTTATCAAAGTAAACTATATTTGTGCTTTACATAAGGCACTTATGGTGCTTTAATGTGCGAACACACACAGTAACAAAAGGATAACAAAATGTCATTAGCAGCAATACAAGCTGAGTTAAAAGCACCCAAAGGCAACTTTAACAGTTTCGGTAAGTACAAGTACCGTAGCTGTGAGGACATCGTTGAAGCAGTTAAGCCGCTTCTGGCTGACCATCGTTGCCACCTAATTCTGACTGACGATGTTGTAGCAGTGCTTGACAGGGTGTACGTCAAAGCCACCGCCACGATCTACAAAGGTTCTGAGGTTATCGGCCAGTCAACAGCCTTTGCCCGTGAGGCATTGGACAAGAAAGGCATGGATGACAGCCAGATCACAGGCACAGCGTCCAGCTATGCCAGAAAGTATGCCTTGAATGGCCTGCTGGCAATTGACGATACAAAGGACGCTGACACTGACGAACACACAGCCCAGCGCAACAAGCCAGTCAAAACGCTGACTGTTGACCCTACTGTTAGCCAATCAATTCACGCCTGCACAAACATTGATGAGCTAAGGGCAGTCTGGAAAGGGTTGTCAGCAGAACAGCGTGAAGCGCATGGTGGCGTGATGTCTGCAGTGAAGGAGCGCATGTCTTGAGCCTGTCTCCTGATCGTGAAGGTAGGCTGACTGCAAGCGTTTTTGCTTCAGCCATTGGCATAGGCTATGACTCCAGACAAAAGCTTTGGAGACAGCTCACAGGCCGTGAGGAAAGGTTTGCTGGCAACTCTGCAACAGAGTGGGGATCAGATAACGAGATACACGCCATAACCGCCTATGAATGCTTTACAGGCGATATCGTAGAGTCCGCTGGTGGTAAGCAGGGTTTTGTTATAAGCCCCACGCACGACTGGCTGGGATGCACTCCTGACGGCTTTGTTGGGAGTGACATCGTTATAGAAGCCAAGTGTCCAGCAAGCATGAATTTGTACGGCAAAGTACCAGATCACTACATGCCGCAAGTTCAGGGTCAGCTTTTCATAACTGGCCGCAAGCTGGGTCACTTTATCTGCTGGACACCTGAAGGCTTTGAGGTACATGAAGTACCGTTTGATGACCAGTACTGGCATGAATGCCTTGAACTATTGTCCGACTTTTACAGCTTTTGGAAGTCAGATCAAGAACCAAAAAGACAAAAGAAACCAATTTTACCAACCGTTGAAACAAGGAAAATAGTATGAGCAAAGTAGGTGTTAAGTTATCCATTGATGTAAGCAAGATCGACAAAGGTCTGTTGTACAAAGGAGCCAAAGGAGTTTACCTGTCGGCTACTGTTTTTGTTGATCTTGACCAGGCTGATCAGTATGGCAACCACGGCATGATCACCCAAGACGAAACCAAAGAAAACCGTGACGCTGGCAAGAATGGCGCGATCTTGGGCAACTGCAAGGTTTTCTGGAAAGACCAGCCGCAGCCGCAAAACAGGCCAGCACAGCAGCACAGTAATCATGGCCGTCAAATAGCGCAGCCAATACCTGATCCATTCGACGACGATTCGCTGCCATTCTGAGGTGTTTTTATGAGTAACGAAAAACTAAATTTAGCACACAGAGAAAAATACTGGAGCGAGCGCAACACAGACGAGAAAGTGTACGCGCTGTATACCGAGGTGATGCAGATGCGGTATCAACTCACGCAGGTATCAGCACTGCTCGAAGATATGCTCACGCACTCGCACGCTGACGGTAAAGTAATGTCCCCAATTAACAGGCCGCGGCATGACAGAGAGCATTACGTCCCAGTGGCACTGCAAGACCACAAGGAGCCGCGCTGATGTTCATCGACACAACGAAGCTGGATAGGAAGCAGGTCAAAGAGATCGTTCTTGCCGCTGGCTGGTGGTGGGACGAATCGAAAAGCATCGACGCGGAAACAGATCGTCGGGACGTTGAGAATCTAGTCAATGAGGCGTATACACGCGGTTTTAAAACCGGACTGAACGCTAGAACTACGATTGCCGAAATTGTGGGTGCTTGGGAGGAAAATAAATTATGACCGCATATTTAGAAGCAGAGATACTCGACTGGGCACACGACAAAGGCATTCTAGGTGCAAAAGGTCGAGGCACTGAGGCAGGCCAGCACATGAAAACGCTGGAAGAGGTCGAGGAGCTAACTCACGCACTGGCTGATCGCAACTTGGCTGAGATTGCAGATGCCATTGGCGACATCTATGTGACCCTTGTGATTCAGGCTGAGATGCAAGGTTTACGGATGTCTGACTGTATAGACGGAGCCTACAACGTAATCAGCAAGCGCACTGGCAAGATGGTCAACGGACAGTTTGTAAAGGATAGACAACATGACACCTGAACAGTTTAACGAGATCCAACGCGCACTAAGCTACGATAATGCCGAGATGGCAAAGCAGATCGGGCTATCAGAAAGGATGGTTGCCTACATGAAGGTCGGCCAAAAGCGCATAGTTGATAAAACCACCGAGAGCATCAAAGACGCAATAAACCGCAAAATAGTTGAACTTAAAGTGTTGCATAAGTGCATAAAGTGATGCACCATTAGCAGACACACACAGCAGGAGGATAACAACATGACCTTGCAATCAGCACAACAGCACTACGACAACATGCTCCCGCCAGAGTACCCAGAGGATCACGAGTACACTGGCGAGGTATATGTTGAGGATGAAAGCGGAGAGCCTACCCTGTTTACCTTTCAGGACGGTCAGATTGTTACCGTGATGATTGATGAGGATGGCACAGAAGTCCCTTACGCGCAGTGGAATGGCTGCGACACGCTAAGAGCCAAAGCTGATGCAGAAGCGTCTGAGTTGTGGGATGCAGAACTTGAGGAGATGCAAAATGACTACTACTAAGTGGATGTTTTGTGAGTATAACGATGACGGAGAAATGACGAACCAAGAGTTTGTCGATGCCCCAGATGATTCGATGTGGTGGGTTGACGGCATGGGTGCTTGCCACAAAGTCAAAGAAAAGTGCCACATCTTGGGCTACCCAAGCCGTATTGCCAGAGTGCTGCACCCAGATGACTAAACATAATCAACACTACTTAATTTGGATACTGCACCGAATCAGGTGCAGAAGGAATAACAAATGACAGAGTATTTAATCGTTTTAATAATCGGAATTTGCACTGGCTACCTGCTTGGCTCTGCTGGCAATCGTTATCAGCGTACTGATGACATCCAAAGGCTGATCGACATTGATGCAAGGCAGCGCAAGGCTGACGGAGCGTATCGCGTAGGTGATGACT